CACTAAGGAGTGTCGTATTCCTTTGGTTACTGGTTTGACTCTATGCCAAACAAAAGATGGAAAGATAATCACGCTACCTTTCTTTCTAATTTCTTCACATATTCTTGACTGTGAGCCTTTGTCTGTGTTCCTAAAATCAAACTCTAAATCTCCTCCTTCATATTCATCAGGATCGGTTAAAGATACAGTCATGCTAAGTTTTCTTAACTTGCCATGCACATTTTGGTTTTCAGGATCGTTATAAGGTTCTTCGTAAGAGTCGCAATGCCAATCATAAAACTGACCTTTTTTATATTCAGTAAATTGACAAGACTCGCTATAATCCCATTCAAAATTCCACCCAGCGTTATAATTTGCTTGATGGATGTAAGGTTGTATTTCGTTGTATATCCATCTATCTGACATCCATACAATATCAGACTTTCGTTTCTTTTGAATGTTTTTAAGTTCTAGTTTTGTTAGTTTTTTATTATCTTTACTGGCGTTACCTGTAAGAGCCATTTCTTTATTTTGCTCTTGACCATAACGAACTATGTCATCACATATTCTTTCAGGTATTGCAGATTGAAAATACCAATAGTACCATTTTAAATTCATTATATAATATATATAAAGATAAAATTATTATAGTTTAGGTGTTGTTTAAAAGAAAGGTTGGTTAACCTGCTTCCCAGTCTCCATTTTTTATTTGTCTAAATACAGATCGTAAATCCCAACAGCTAGAAGCATCAAAAACATAATCTGCTCTAATACCTATAAAACCTGAACCTCCGCTACCTGCGGCAGAACCATGATGTCCGCCACCACCGCCACCGCCAGTATTGGCTAAACCTGATGTTGCAACTCCATTATACCCACCATGACCGCCACCCCCACTTTGAGGCATTGTTCTTTTTGGTCCGCCAAGAGGTGCTGTATTGGTTACACCTGCACCACCACCGCCACCACCGAAGTAGCCAGTGCCTGGCGTAGTGTTTGATCCGTCTGTTCCATATCCAGGGAACGCTGGAAATTGTCTACCTGCTCCACCTTGACCACCTGCTTGTGGGCTAGGGTAGGCTGCTGGATTAGGGACAGATGGCCAGTCAGGTGCGCCTGAGGCTGGACCTCCGCTATCAGGGGCTGCTCCACCGCCTCCTCCGCCGCCGCCATCAGAACCTGGAAAACCTGCTGAACCTGCTCCTCCATAACCAGTAAGACCACCTGCTGGATTGAGTTGGTTGGGTGATCCTCCTGCACTACCTGTAAATCCGCCTCCGCCTCCGCCTGAACCACCTGTGGTACCTGTTGTTCCTGCACGACCTCCACCACCTCCGTAGGTGCTAACTGTTTCGGGTGGACTTACAGGATTATTAAAAACTGAATCAGCACCTGAAGCATTTACTGCTCCACCGCCACCAACAATAAAAGGGTAAGTTGTGTTTCTTACGATAGGATAGGTTGTACCATGTGCAACTCCTCCTGCTCCACCACCACCACCATGATATCCAGAATCAGGGTTTGATCCACCACCACCACCACCAGAAACAACTAATAGTTCAACTTCTCTTGTTGCAGGGGCAGTAAATGATCCACTGCTTGTGTAATTTTCGTTGATGGCTTCACCATAAACTGATGTTTGTGCTGCTCCGATTAATCTAGGCATTTGTCCATGTCCCCGCTTTCACGTTATCGTATAGGGCGTTCATGTCCCATACTCCTGATGCTACATATCCTTTATCAGGTTCTTTTACAATAACAACTCCTGAACCGCCTGATCCACCTGCTTTTATGTTTGGGGCTGGTGCTGCTCCATCTGCTGCTCCACCACCACCACCAGTATTAGCTGTACCTGATACTCCTGGTTGACCATCTCCTGCAACAGATCCACCATCTCCACCCCCGCCATTACCACCTGAACCTGGAGTTCCTGTAAATCTTGCTACGCTTCCACCACCACCCGCTCTATACACAGGTGAGCCAGTAATTGAAGATGCTACACCAACACCACCATCAAATCCTTGTTCTGAAGTTCCAGAAGCCGAGACACCAACAGCACCAGCTCCGCCTCCTCCTCCCCCAGCTTTTTGACCATCTGCATATTTAGCAGCACCACCATCAAATCCTTGATTAGCAGTTCCAGCTCCTCCTGCAGAAGTATAACCACCACCGCCACCTGAGCCACCTGCTGCACCGCCTGCTGGAGAATAGCTCCATCTCGCACCACCGCCACCTGCTGAAGTTATAGAGCTTGGCGTACCTAAAACTGAATCTGAGCCTGTAGTTCCAACATTTATAGCACCCGCAGCACCACCTGCTCCCCCTGCTCCAACTGTAATTGGATAAGGACTTCCGCCTGATACTGGAGTAGTAGATTCTGCCGAAGCTCCGCCACCTGATGATTCACCAGGGACTGAACTACGATACCCACCTGCTCCGCCACCACCTGAACCATTTGTATTTGTTCCTGCTCCACCACCACCTGCAACAACAACATATTGAAGTTCTGTTGTGTAAGGCGCTGTAGTTAAAGTTCCACTAGAATTAAAAGTTGTAATAACTTCAGGTTGATTGACTGGAGGATTATCAACACCAACTACTCCGCCATTAGAATTAGCCATGGTTAGACCTCATTCCATTGCAGATTAGTAGCATCCCATTCATAATTCGTTATAACTATAGGATCACCAACACCTGTCTCTCCTAACCATTTTTGATTATCTTCATCCCAAGATATATAAACTATATTGGAATCTACTTCTGTAATTGTTGGATAGGTGACTGGTGAGACCCAATCATCGTTAGAATCTAATGACCAAGATGGGTAAGGTTGTGGAATTATGAATTTATCTTTTGATGCATCATAGGTATAACCTATACCTGAATATTGTTTTCTAAAATTATTGTTATACGAAGTTTGTTTCCAAGCAGTACCATCTTCTAAATGTGGAACGATAGATGCTACAAATGTTTCTGCTTCAGTAGATAATTCTCCACCATTAGCTTCTACATCATCATTGGATATTACTACTACTCGTATTACTTCGTTGCTGTTATTAAGTTCTGCAAAGTGAGCCATATTTGTACTCCTTAAGCGTCATCTAAGATTTCACCAGAAATAACATACTCGAGATCCGAGTTAGCCGAGGCAGTTAATCTAAGTAAATCTGTTTCGTCTAAATATATTTGTGAATTTTTATCAATTAAAACAAGTGTTGCGTCTGCTGGAACAGATACAGTTTTAGCTATATGAAAATAGCTTACGCCATCATCAACTGAAACTTCTACTGAAATATCAGCAGCACTTGTACCATCTACATTTGAAATAATGATACTATTGATTTTTTGTGTTTTATCAGCAGCAACATCTATCACATCAGTTGCTGAAGTCGTAACTGCACCAGCTATTGTAAAAGGTGTTACTGTTGCAACGTTTACTAAATTTGGGGTTGCCATTTATATCTCCTATATTATCCAAATACCAAGGCCATTGCAATGGCCTTTCCTGTTGTCGCTTTTGATTCAAGTTCAGTAGCAACATTTGTACCTCCCAGTGTAAGTGAACCACTTAATGTAGTATTACCTCCAACTGTTAATGTTGTATCAATTGCTGCTGCCTTGATCGTTGATCCTGTTAAATCCAAGACATCACCAGATGGTATCTCTTTGATAACTGGTGTTCCTGAATCATCTACTATTAATGGAAATCTATCTGCCATTATTATACTCCTACGTTAATATTACCTGATCGTCCAACAATTGTAAGTGTTGCACTTGTTAAATTTACTCCAAGATTAGAACTTCTTCCTATTACTGTAAGTGTTTGATCAGGTGTTACACTTGAAAAAGAAAGAGTTCCACTTCCATCTGTTATTATTGCCTGGCCATTAGTACCATCAGAGCTTGGATATATTAATCCATTAATACCTGATGAGGTATCAATCAAACTTCCTGGTATCTTAGTTAATGCCATCTTAACTTACCTCTGGAAATTCACCTAAAGGTCTGACTGGTGGAGTAGCATCGTTATACTCATAAAGAGCTGCTAAAGCATCTACATCAGAAACTGCATCAATTGCTGTACACATTTCATTTGCTTTTGTTCGAACTGCTGCTCTTGATGTT